TTGGCTTGCGTTTTGATTCACCCATCGGGTGAGTTTGCCAAATCAGCGCAACCCCGCGCCAGCGCTGGATCTCTTCACTTGCCGGCGGGTTGAACTGCCGTTTTTAGGCTGAAACACCATGGCCATCAAGCTCACAACCACCCGCGCGGCCGCGCAGGTCAACGGCATCAAGGTGCTGGTGCACGGCCCGGCCGGCAGCGGCAAGACCAGCCTGTGCGCCACCACCGGCGCGCCCACCGTGATCATCAGCGCCGAGGCGGGCCTGCTGTCGCTGCGCGGGCACGACATCGCGGTGATCGAGGTCAAGACCATCGAGGACGTGCAGGAAGCCTACCGCTTCATCACCGAGGACCCGGCCGCCGCCTCCTTCGAATGGGTCTGCCTGGACAGCATCAGCGAGATCGCCGAGGTGTGCCTGGCGGCCGAGAAGGCGGCCACCAAGGACCCGCGCCAGGCCTACGGCGCGCTGCAGGACAAGATGGGCGTGATCATCCGCGCCTTCCGCGACCTGGCGGGCAAGAACGTCTATTTCTCCTGCAAGCAAGAGCGCCAGACCGAGCAGGCCACCGGCGCGCAGCTGTACTTCCCCAGCCTGCCGGGGCAAAAGCTCGGCCAGGGCGTGGGCTACTACTTCGACGAAGTGTTCAGCCTGCGCGTGGAGCGCGACGCCGAGGGCAACGTGACCCGCTGGCTGCAGACCGGGCGCGACCTGAACCACGAGGCCAAGGACCGCAGCGGCGCGCTGGCCCTGTTCGAGCCGCCCAGCCTGGCGCACATCGCCGCCAAGATTTTGAATCCCCAAGCCGCCGCCGCACCGGCCCCCCGTGCAGCCTGAAACCGCAAACTGAAAGGAACCGCCATCATGGCCCTGCTGAACTTTGACGCCTCGCAAGTCGCGCCCGAACAATCCAACATCACCCCCGTGCCCGCCGGCATCTACGTGGCGCAGGTGATCGACTCCGATGTCAAGCCGCTCAAGAGCGGCAACGGTGACGCGCTGAACCTCACCCTGCGCATCCTGGAGGGCGCGCACGTCAACCGCCAGGTGTGGGCCAGCCTGAACATCCGGCACAGCAACCCGCAGGCGCAGGGCATCGCGCAGGCGCAGCTGTCGGCGCTGTGCCACGCCGTGGGCGTGATCAAGGTCAACGGCGACAGCACGGTGCTGCACAACCGGCCGCTGCGCATCCGCGTGAAGGTGCGCGAGGCCGACGGCCAGTACCCGGCGCGCAACGAGGTCAATGGCTTCGAGGCCCTGCCCGGCGGCGCCGCGCCGCCGATGGGCCAGGCCCCGGTGTTCGCCGCGCCGCCGCAGGCCGCGCCGGCCGCGCCAGGCTGGGCCACGCCGGCCCAAGCCGCGCCGGCGAGCAGCACCGCCCCGTGGGCGCGCGCGTAAGCACCATGGCCGCCATCCCCGAAACCGGCAACACCACGGCGGCCGCCGTGCTGGGCCAGATCGAGCGCACGCAGGACAGCGGGCACCGCCCGCACCTGGGCGCCAGCCTGATCGGGCACGGCTGCGAGCGGCACCTGTGGCTGACCTTCCGCTGGGCGCTGGCGCAGCGCTTCGAGGGGCGCCTGCTGCGCCTGTTCAGGATCGGCCAGCGCGCCGAGCTGCGCTTCGTCGAGGAGCTGCGCGCGGCCGGCATCGAGGTGCACGACGTGGACAGCCTGGGCCGCCAGTGGCGCGTAAGCTCCGAGGCCTGCGGCCACCACTTCGGCGGCAGCATGGACGGCGCCGCGCGCGGCCTGCCCGAGGCGCCCAAGGCATGGCATGTGACCGAGTTCAAGACCCACAACGAGAAGTCGTTCAAGGATCTGCTGGCCAAGGGCGTGCGGGCCGCCAAGCCCCAGCACTGGGCGCAGATGCAGGTGTACATGGGCCTGACCGGCATGGACCGGGCGCTCTACTACGCCGAAAACAAGAACGACGCCGCGCTCTACACCGAGCGCGTGCACCTCGACAAGGCCGCCTTCGAGCAGCTGGAGCAGCGCGCCCTGCGCGTGATCAACGCGCCCGAGCCGCCCGCGCGCATCGGCGGCGCCGACTGGTACGAGTGCAAGTGGTGCCACCACCACGCCTTGTGCCACGGCAACGCCGCGCCCGAGGCCAACTGCCGCACCTGCGCGCACAGCACGCCGGTGACCACGGGCAACGCCCGCTGGGTGTGCGAGCGCCACGGCGCGGACATCGGCGAAGCCACGCAGCGCAGCGGTTGCGCCGACCACCGCGTGATCCCCATCCTGCTGGAGCGCGTGGGCGAGCTGGTGCAGGCCAGCCCCGAGGCCGTGACCTACCGCATGGCCGACGGGCGGGAGTTCACCAACGGCGACCCGTCGCGCAACCCCGCGCACATCAGCAGCGCGGAGATCCATGCGTGCGGGGACAAGGCCGCCCTGCCCGAGCAGGCCAACGACCCGTTCATCCTGGACATGCGCGCCAATTTTGGCGGGAGGGTGGCAGCGTGAACGCGCCTACTTCCTCTTTCCGTCGGCGCGCAAGGTCTCGCGCACGGTCTGCAAAAAGCACTTCGAGCTGCGATTGCATATGTTGGGCTTGGATGGCGGGTAATTCCCCTCGAAGCACCTCGGCGTGCAGCAGGTTGTGGTGGCTGCCGGTGACCCGCAACTCCGTGAACCCCCGTGCCAGAACCAGTCGCCCCCCCCCGCGCACTGGACGCTGACGCGCTACGGCAAGACCAGCGGCTACGCCGTCACGACCCAAGAGCCCAGCCTGACCGCATGAGCCTACGCATGGGCCACCTGCGCCACCAGCTTCACGCCAAGCGCCGTGCACACGCGGGCGATGGTGTCAAAGCGGGGTTGCGAGTTGGGGCGCAGCGCCTTGTACAGCGCCTCGCGGGTCAGGCCGGAGGCCTTCGCCACCTCGGTCATGCCACGCGCGCGGGCAATGGTGCCCAGCGCATGGGTCAACTCGCCGGGGTCGTTTTCTTCCATGACAATGGTCAGGTATTCGGCAATCGCCTGGTCGCTGTCCAGATGCTCGGCCATGTCGAACTCTGGCAGGTCGGCTACGTTGATTTTCCGGGTCATGGTCTTGCTCCTTCAAATGGTTTTGGACAGGGCGACAGCCGCTGCAATGTCGGCCCGCTGGGTGGATTTGTCGCCGCCGCCCAGCATCACGATCAGCACGTCGCCCTGCTGCACGTAGTACATGCGCCAGCCGGGGCCGAAGAACTCGCGCATCTCGAACACACCTTCGCCCACCGGCGCCACATCACCCAGCAAACCGCGCTGCGCCTTTTCCAGCCGGCGAGCAAGGCGGCGATGGGTCATGCCATCTTTCAGGCCAAACAGCCATTCAGCGAATTCCGGGAGTTGCTTGACTGTGAACATGGGTTGACTGTAATCACTTGTTCACACATTGACAAGCCCAGTCCAGTCATTTACGCTCGCCCACGCCTTCGGCTACACTGCCCGCACGCCCCAGCCATCGCGCCGGGGCCAGCCGCTGCAAAACACAGCGGCCGGGTTTGGCGACCTGAAGACGACAGCGGCACAAAGCCGCAACACCGCACAGTTTTGCGGCTTTTTTAGTTCGTGCCCCAGTTTTGGCGGCTCGGACGGGAGGTCGCAAGACCTGCCGGTTAAGCAGCTCCGCTGTCGTCCCGGTTCGCCAACCCGTTCGAGCTGCCTCCCCTTCAGGGGGCCACTAGCATGATCCTGCGCCCCTACCAATCCCAGGTGCTGGACGATCTCTGGCGCTGGTTCGCCGAGCACCCCGAGGGCGACCCCATCGTCGAGGCCTGCGTGGGCGCGGGCAAGAGCGTGATGATCGCCGCGCTGTGCGAGCGCGCCATCCGCCAGCACCCGGGCACGCGCATCGTGATGGCGGTGCACGTCAAGGAGCTGGCCGAGCAGAACCTGGCCAAGCTGCTGCAGGTGTGGCCCGGCGCGCCCGTGGGCGCCTACAGCGCGGCGCTGGGCCGGCGCGAGGCCTGGCGCGACATCACGTTCTGCACCATCCAGACCGTGCACAACAAGGCGAGCGAGTTCGGCCGCGTGGATCTGCTGCTGGTGGACGAGTGCCACCTGATCAGCCCCAAGGCGGCCAGCATGTACCAGCGCTTCATCGCCGCGCTGCGGGTGCTGAACCCGGCGCTGCGCGTGATCGGCTGGACCGGCACCGCCTTCCGCGGCGACGGCGTCTGGCTGACCGCGCACGGCCTGTTCAGCCACATCGCCGCGCGGGTGAAGATGGCCGACTTGCTGGCCCAGGGCTACCTGGCCCCGCGCAAGGCCGTGGCCACCGCCGCCACCATCAGCGCCGAGGGCGTGGCCGTGCGCCAGGGTGACTACGTGGTGGGCGATCTCGAAGCCGCCGCCGACCATGCCGACCTGGTGCAGGCCACCGCCGCCGAGATCGTGCGCCTGGCCGAGGGCCGCCGGGCGTGGATGGTGTTCGCCGTCACGGTGCGCCACGCGCTGCATGTGCTGCAGGCCATCCGCGCCCACGGCGTGCCGGCGGCCATGGTCACCGGAGAGACCCCGCTGCCTGAGCGCGAGCGCTACATCCGCCAGTTCAAGGCCGGCGAGCTGCGCTGCCTGGTCAACGTGGCGGTGCTGACCACCGGCTTCGACGTTCCGGCAGTGGATTGCATCGCCTTGCTGCGCCCTACCAAGAGCCCGGTGCTGTACGTGCAGATCGCCGGGCGCGGGATGCGCACCGCCGATGGCAAGGCGGATTGCCTGTGGCTGGACTTCACCAGCACCACGCGCGAGCAGGGGCCGGTGGACCTGATCAAGGGCCGCGTGCCGGCCCCGAGGCCGGCCGGGGGCCGCAAGGCGCCCGCCGCGCAGCCCGTGAAGCACTGCCCCGAGTGCGGCAACCCCAGCGGCGTGCTGGCGCTGCGCTGCGGCGCCTGCGGGCACGAATACCCGCCCGATCTCAAGCACGGCGCGGCCAGCGATGGCGCCCAGGTGCTGGGCGCGCGACTGGCCGAGCACGAGGTTACCCGCGTGGACTACCGCCGCCACGCCAAGGCCGGCCGCCCGCCCAGCCTGCGCGCCGACTACTGGAGCGGCCTGAATCTGCTGGCCAGCGAGTGGGTGTGCCTGGAGCACATCGGCTACGCCCGCACCAAGGCAGAGCAGTGGTGGCGCCAGCGCGGCCACCAGCCCCCACCGGCCAGCGTGGACGAGGCCCTGGCCCGTCTGCCCGAGCTGATCGACCCGCTGCGCATCGCCACCCGGCAGGCCGGGCCCCACACCGAGATCGTCCACCATGAATTCGACCGAACTGAACAGCGTGCGCAACGCGCTGAGGAAGCAGCTGCATGAACTCGACCGCATCACCATCGCCTGCCAGAGCTGCCTGCACCTCGGCGCGGGCCGCGTGTGCCAGCACTTCAACGCCACGCCGCCGCCCGAGTGGCTGCGCGGCCCGATCGACTGCGCGCACTGGGAACACGACAACGTGCCGTTTTGAGGGGAGCCATCCCATGATCCAGACCAGCATGAGCACCACCCGCGCAACAAGCTCGCATGAATCCGGCGCGGCCGTTTCAGGCGTGCATGGCCGTGCGCGCCGCCTCCACCAGAAAGCCGCTGCGGCTCAGGCCGTGGCGGCGGGCGTAGTCATCGATGCGCGAGAGGATGACACGCGGCACCGTGATGTTGATCTTCTCGGCCGGGCCGAAGAACTTCTCGACCGGCGCATCCACCACCGCCCAGACGCCGCCCGCGTACTCGGCTCTGGCCTGGTGCGCGGCAATCGGCTGGCGCGCGGGGATCTCGCCGCCATCCTCCAGCAGCGTCTCGACGTGCAGATCGATGGCCTCAAGCACCGACTCCAGCGCGTCCTCCACGCTGTCGCCGCCCGAGAAGCAGCCGGGCAGATCGGGCACGGTCACGCCGTAGCGCAGGCCATCGTCAGTGTGCAAAACAACGGTGAATTTCATGCTCAACTCCTTCAATCATTTGCGCCAGCCCGCCTGACGCTGGATGCTGTACAGGGTGGGGGTCGGTATGTCCCCATCGGGGTGCTTCACAGTCACCAAGCCGGGCTTGGCCGGGTGCTTGAACTGGTGGTGCGAGCCCTTGACGCGGGCCAGATACCAGCCATCGGCCTCCAGTTGCTTGATGACTTGCTTGCTGTTCATGGTGGTTATTGTGCCTACCGTTTGGGTACTGTCAACACCCTAACCACTGAAAAGTGCTTGCAATACCAAAACCACGCTTGGCGCGGCCTTGCAGAAAAACCGAAGGGGATGAAATGACCGACCGTGAACTGGCATCGCAACACGCTGCCCGTATCGCCGCGCAGAACGAAGTGATCAACCTCAAGGAGCGACTGGTCCGCGCTGATGTGGAGACGCGTCGGGCAGTGATGGCAGAGCGTGAGCGATGCGC